CCTCTTCACGAACTTCGCGGAAAGTGTCAGCAGGCATCTTCTCAAAGTCGTCCGAATCGAATGCATAATCAGCGGCAAGCGAAATCGTCTGTCGCGTTTCAAGAAGACTCCGACGCCATTGAACCTCTTCAAACGCTTCTACACCGCCTTCATCAATGATAGCCTGAACAATTTCAGACTCATCATCTAGGGACTCCATAGAACGGAGTTTATCTTCATCGAGATAATCGAGAAGAAGGTCAGTCTGCATAGACTGAACTTCTCGCACTGTTCCAAGCGTCGGGTTGCCTGCAAGTTCGTACTTCTCTCCACCAAGTTCAAAACTGTATGCCATGTATATTAAATCACCTAATTATTTACGCGGTCGTCCAAGTAATCGAAGAAGCTGGATCGGAATCCAGCGAATCGGAAACTAAGTCGTCTGCCGTATATTCATACGGCGCTTCAGGGAATTGAACATCCGTAATAGTGAATGTCGTACTTCCGATAGTAAACTCAAAGTCCTTTGGCGTGTAACTACGAACATCCTGAAGAACATCAAAGTTCTCATACGTAAAGTCAACACTCACAGTAACTTCACGGTCAACAGGAACAAGGGCAGCGAGTTGCGTTCCACGATTAACATTCGGGTCACGGACTTCAGCTATCTCATTAGAAATAGTTAACTCAACACTCTCAATCATCCCATCCATCTGAGTACCGCCCCACTTCACATCGCTAAGGTCGTCATATGAAAGAGGCTGAGTGGTATCTTCAGTCGCGTGAGTACCCGAAGAATCAACGCTAGCAGTTCCGCTATTAGTACCACTACCATCAGTCTCACCATTAACAGTAATGGTTTCTCCGGTTACTGTAGTATCGGTGTTGACAAGACGGACAGCAGCAACATCGGTTCCTCCAACATCAGCAGCAACAAAGGATGAATCAGCATCAACACGAGCCAACTCATTATCCGAACCATCATAAAGAAGAATCTCACCCGTAGTAACGGTATCCGTTTTAACACCAACACTATCATCGGTTTCCGGAGTAACGGGAGAATCTAACGCAGCAGTTCCAGTATCGCCAACATAATCAATGTCAATCCAATCGTTCGCATCCGCAAACATGAAGGAACCATCGACTTCAACAACTCCATCTTCCTCAACAGAAATAGTAACCTCTTCACCAACACCCCCCATGAGGCGTCTAAACTCTTCAGGATCGATAGACTCATTAATTTCACCAATCTGAAGAGACGTAACATCATCAGCAGTCCCACCAATACTACCAGTGAAATACTGAAGGAAGTCAAATCCAGTCTGAGGATGATACGTTACGTCTGCCGAATACATCTCGCGGAGCTTGACATTAACTCGCTTTTCAAGCTTATTATCTGCGCCGTATTCTGGAAGATACGTAATGCTTTCAGTTTCAACTCCCTGTTCAGCACTCCACGAATCAATAATCCCGAACCACTGCCAATCAGTTTCTTCGGGAAGTTCAGTTGCAAAGCTCGATTCTTCCGCATATTCAACTGGCTGTGCGCCAGCGACAACGTTTTGTCCTGCCATTATTTAATCACCTTAATTATAATCAATTACGGATTGTTTCAAAAATCAAATCCACAGAACGAGAATATCGCAAATCTCCTTCTTGTTCACCGCTCTCGTTCAACTCGGTGAAACCATCAGTTTCCCTAAAAGACCAATCGCCCAGTAAAGGCTCGCCCGTGTCGGGGTCATTTTGATCCCATTTATCCTGAACTACATCTTCTATTTCATCAATCAAATATTCAATAGAACCGTTCGATTTACCAAACACGACAAACTTCACAGTCACTTCACGCAATCGAACATCTAAATCTACAGATAACTCAAAATCGCTTCCGGAAATAATATCGACAGTTCCCCTCGGAAACTCTTGTTCTGCTGATTCAGGGACGTTTTTTCCCCACACATTAGGAACATTATGTTCAGAATTAGTAGCAAATGCATCTTGCCCACTTCCAATCTCTGAACGGAGAAGAAGGACAAGTCCTTGAATTAAATCGGTATTAGAATTTTGCAAGTCTACCATTATTTAATCGTGAGATTCTTTATCATTTTCTTTAACTCATCAGCAAAGTTAAGATTAAGTGTTTTTTGCTTGCTTTTTGCAACGCCCTTCACATCATGCAAAATACCCGAAGCAGGCAAGTCTGCTTTCGGTGAATTTACCATAACTTGATTGGGAAGCATCACATACTTGGCATGGTCAGCCTCATTGAGAATCCACACTTCATCTTCAGCAACTTGCATCATATACCAAGAAGCTTGGTATTCTCCGGTATCAACAGGAGACGTATTTTCAAGCTCTTCTTGAACTTCTTCTCCGGTTTTAACTAAAGCGCGATTTGCTCTTGTCTGTCCACGAACGCCTAATTTACTCAAACGTTTTTCAATATCTCCCGGTTTATCTCCCACAAACTCAACATCGAAATCAGACATTACAACGCACCCAAGCTATAAACAAATATATAAGGACCGTTTTCATCTATTTGGTTCGTGGCTTCTTCTTCAACATTCCACTTATATCCACCTTTTCCGTATTCAACAGTATCTCCTTCATCAGCTATGTTTTCTGTTGAATACATCATAGAATCAGCAGAGGATTCAAAACCGTAATCGCTCATAATTTCATCCGAAGCAGAAGTATATAACCTAACTTTATGTTCCTGAAAATTGGTTGTGTTTTCGGAATCAGAAAAGAAAACAGGATCGTCGGGATTATCGGCCTTTTGACTATCCTGTGGATAAACCTTTACGTAAACACCAAATTGACCAATAAGCTGCTTTGCGCCAGACTTAGCTAAACTCATTATCTATGAGAAACCCAATTTTTCTGAAGGTCAACTTTCCGATATACACCATCATGCTTAATAGTCACAACAGCATTTGGCGTTTGAGAAGGCCGGGTTGTATCAATCTGCCTAAGTGCAAAATCGGTTCTTTCTTTCAGTTGCTCAAGGTATTGGTCGGGGTCAATAAAAGTTTCAACTTCTCTATCTCTCAAGCGAGTAAAACTAAGCCATGCACTGAAAGCCCTCTCTGCGGTCAATGCAATTACAGCATTATCAAATTCCTCCTGTTTATTTTTCGGATTGAGATTCGGGGAAATATCATTAAGTAACGGAATCACAAACCTTTCAGCAGCTTGCTCGATGGTCGAATCAGGAACTTTGGATTCATCCATCATACCCAAAGCTGTCCGGACTTCATCGATTAGTTCCTCTCCGGTTAGACTGGTATCCAGTTCAGTCATTTATTGTATCCAAAAGAAAATGTTGTTGAAATCTATACTACTACAGAATCACGCAAACATCTATGCCGTGAACTTGATGTTCGCTTCAGGATGAACGGCAAGCCATTCACGCATGGTTCGCCACTTCCAAATGTCAGCATCCCGTTCAGGAGCCTCGTATTCATCCGTGGAAATATCCTCCTTGACAACCTCGTAACCATATTCATCAGTGTCAATGAGATAGCCTTCAGCAGTATCTTCAGGCATAAGACCCGACTGGTCAACCATCACATCAAGACCAGCGAAACGGCCCAGTGCGCCTTCTCGCGTAACCTCGTCACCAAGGTCAGACGCTCGCTGGAAGTTATCGCTGTTGGTCAAGATGTGTTCACCCTCGGTATTGATAACCATCATATCGGGGTTAAGCTGTTCATCTTTGAGGAGCTTCTTGACATACGTTGCAAGAGCGAAGTCAAAACCACTCGAATCAGCAACATCTCCCGAAGCAACAGGACTGGAAGGATGCTGATTACTGGGATCGTCAATGACTTCAAATGCAAGACGATTGATGTACTCGTTAAACCGACGAGCAGCTTTCTCAGTCTGACGTGCAATAACGTCAAAGACACTGAATTCAGTAGCCTCCCACGTAATCGCAACCTCAAACCCGTGCTTCTTGACAGTAACGGGAATCGTCTCTTCACCTTCCTCAGTGCGCGGATACTCACTCCCCTCAGTCACACGCCGGGGTTCCGACATTTGCGCTTCATCTTTCGGAATGTGCATCGTTTTCGCGGGATAATCATCCGGCATATTAATGTTCCGGAAAGCATCGTTGAAAACGAGCGGCCATTCACGTTCCTCTTCAATAACTCGTCGGATGCGCTCTTCAGTCAGCACATCACTCGTAGTAATATTCACCATTTATATCACCTAAAATTAATTTTATCGGTAGAAAGCTAGAACAACATCGCCATCGAGATTACTATCAGCATCAGTACCACCAGAGCCACTTTCAAGAGCAACCGGGTGGTTCATATAGAGAGTATACGTCGCACTTCCACTCTCATCGACTGCCTGAGCCATTCCACCAGAAACATCAGTGAAGGCTCCATTGTAACTCGCGGAAGGAGCTAAAACATCACCGGGAGAAACATCCGTAGCGCCATCATCATCAAGCTGAACAGCAACAACATAACCGAACACATGAACAGTGTATTCAGAATCGGGTTTATCAGCGGACTCTGGACCGACGACGCCGATAATATCATCAGTCTCCGAAGTTGGGTGAGCAATGTTGCCACTTCCATCAAAAGTAACAACACCACCCATCTCAATATCATTCGTCCCGGCATCGAGAGTAACAGTACGGTCACTGTCAACATCGCCGGGATTGAGATTCATCCCAGTAGTATTATGCGTAATCAAATCCTCATCGGGTTTCCATTGACTCGTAGACATACTTATTCACCTCCGTTCTCAATATCCTCAGCAATCTCGGCCCAGTAATCTTTACCGGGACGCTTGGCTCGCTCCGAGAACGAGGAAGCGGCCATTTCTTCAACCTCAGACAGTTCAACATCGTCACTACCACCTTCTCCACCTTCACCGCCATCCGGCGACTGGAAGCCAGCACCGGGATCACCACTGTTGGGCGAAGGCGAAGACTCTTCACTTTCAAGAGAATCGACTTTCTCCTGAAGCTCCTCAAAACTAAACTTATCGCGGAAGTCTTCAGCGTCCATAACTTCACTGTGTTCGGCTAGCTCTTCCGCATACGACTCTGCCATAGTATCGACCTTCTCAGACATTTCTTCAATCTCTTCTTCTTTCTCTTCGACTTCAGTCTGAAGTTCCTCAACTTCCGACTCCTTCTCTTCAACCTCAGCCTGAAGTTCTTCAACGCGCTCTTCAGTTTCTTCAATATCCGATTCAACTGCGAGAGTCAGTTCCTCGGGTTCAGCGTCAGCAACCGTAGCCTCTGCCTCAAGCCGATTAAGAACTTCATCATCAATCTTGTCACTCATATTTTAAATCACCTAATTTAAATAATCAAACCGTCAATCATCCCCACTAACTCACTCAGGAGGAATCATCTATCCGGTTTACTGCATAACTTTATTTAGCGGACTTTCCTGCTCAGAAACATGACGCTTCATAACTTCCTGAGTCTGCTTACGGCTCATGTTTTCTTCTTGATGTTGAGCCATCTTCTCCATCAACTTCTGCATCTCTTCTTCGTGCGCTCCAAGAGAATACCCAACCATTTTTGACATAGCTGGAATATCATTCGTCTTGTTCGGATTCATCGAACGAACAATTCCCATTGATTCATCCTTCGTTAAAGCGGAGTACGAAGACAACATTGAAGCCATTCTTCGTTCTTCTTGGCTCATTTGTTCTGAATGTTCTGACATTTCCTCCACACCTGAAAGTTCTTCAACGTCCCCCAAATCATCATTGTCGGGTTCACTCGGTACAGAATCAAACGGATTATATGCCCAATTAAGCAGACTAATAGCCCACTCAGAAGGACAACCAAAAGAACCATCGCGGGGGTCTTCGGGTTCATTTTCATCGGAACTCATCCGATTGATGAAGCTAATAGTTCTATTAGCATCTTCTATTTCATCCGAACCCCACTCCGATTTAGGAGTCTCAAGTAAGTTGAGATTCCGTTTAATAACAGCGGTCGGGTCAACAGAAGCTTCCCGTGAACATGCATTCCCACTCCAACTCCGGAGTTGAGAAGCAGTCATATTAACAGTATCCGACCATTCACTGTAAAGTTCATCTAAGTCTTCCTCATGTTCCTCCATTTCAACTACCTCAACAGCACGTCGAACAGAAGAAGCCATCATTTCTTCTTCAACATCTGCATCAAATTCTTCATTTAGAAGCTCGCCAGCCATTCGGAACGAAGAAGACATAGCAGATTGTGAAATATCCGCTGATTGCCCTCTCCCTCCACGAACTGCTTCAAGTGCGCCCCGATTCAAATTATTATTATCAGGATTAACAACAGGGAAGAACAGAATTTCATCGAAAGTTTCGCCTTCTGGATCGCCAAGTAGGGAATGAGATGCTAACTCATTCTT